TAAAAATTTTTATATCATTTAAAATAGAATTATTTTGATAAGAGCTTAATTCTAATATAGAAGTTATTTCTGTTCTATTACAAGTGTTATAATCTACCTTATATATTTTAGGTACTATATAAAAATTATTAGATTGTTCATTCATCACACTTAATGTGGCTACCATTGAATAATCTCTATTTTCAAAAATGAATGGATTCGATACATTATGAATAAATTTTTCTACATATCCTGTGCTTAAAAATGAATTAGATGTTCCAGAATAAACAAACTTATTATCTTCATATTGTATTTTTTCAAAAATTAAATTATTTTTTGTTCTAATCCAAATAAAATCATTAAAAATATTAAAATCTAATATTTCTGAGAAATCATCATCATATTTATTTCTAAACTGAACCGACAAACTTTCCAATAATGTTTTAATTTCACCAGAAACCACATCTTTAACATACATAGTTCCGTATGAATTTTTAATATCAAAGAAATTTTTATTATCAGCAGAAACCGTTTGTGAAGATATAGTAAAACTAGTAGTTAATAGTTGTTCAATAGTTATATTTGTTTGTTTATTAAAATCAAAATCTTCGTCGCATGTATCTGTAATAAATCCAGCATCAAAATCTTTATATTTTAAAGAAGACAATACGTAATTATTATTGAAATTCGGTTTGAAATTTGTTCCGGTTCCACTCAATCCTCTTTCCATTAATCCATTGCTATAACCCCCAACACTGGATTCTATTCCAATATTATAATAATATTCAGAACTATAAACATTAGGATCTACCCATTTTTCATTTCCTATTGAAACTCGTTCTGGTAATTTACCATTTTTAAAAAAAGTAATAGGCCCTCCATCATAATATTCACATATATCCACACTTAATGAGTCATTAGTAGTTTTGTCAACTAAATTTTGTTTGGATTTGTCTTTGAAAAGCCCATATTGATTTCCGTATATATCTGTTCCCCATTTTACCAATATTCCCGCATCATATAATTCAGAAAAATTAGTTTTTAATCCTTCGTCATTTGTAGTAAGATCATTATGTAATTGGTTTTTAGAAAAATAACTGTAAAAATCTTGTGAAAAAGGATTTGAATTTATATCACCTTCAACATAAAAAGTACTTTCATTTTTAACCGAACGTGTATAATCAGATATATGTATTAATGGATATTCTGAATCAAATTTTCTAGTCAATCCAATCGTGTTTCCATATCTTTCTGGATCTGGAAATATATAAAGCTTATTTGGTTCTAATTTAGATTCATCTATTTTATACTTTTTATCAGGAACAGAAAAATAAAGAATACTATTCTTTTCTGGTGTGAAAAATAATCCAATTCTTCTACAAGATTGTAAATCAGACTCTTCTTCTATTGTTGCAGTTGTTGGAAAATGTCTATTTAATAGATTTCCAGAAGGATTTTCGGCTTTAAATAATAAAGAAGAAACTACATCAGTAGTTGTACTACCTGTTGTTATATAATAAAAATCACAACCAATATATTTTTTAATTAATTCTCTTCTTAATGTTACTAATCTTTCAGCTTTTGGCTTGTTATTGGATACTAGATCATATAACTTCTCGTCTGGTTTACAATTAAGATTAACAGAATTTAAATCATAATTGATCGTAAATATACGACCCAACTCAGATAAAAATACTCTTACGTTTTCAAATAACTGATTTGTTATTGCTTGATCAAAATTTATGAAAATATTAGCATCAATTTTATTTAAATTAGCTGAAAATAAGTTTTTCCTAAGTTCAGTCTTCACATCATATGTTTCATATGTTTCATCTGGATTATTATCTAGATAACTTGTGTATAAATCATATAATTCTTCTACTTCTATGCTTAGATCCTTTAAAAGATCATCTTCGTTTACTAATTTTTGATAAGTTCCTACTTCTAAAGTATCAGAAAAAACTACATCGGTTATTGTTTCGAAAACCGCCTTTTCTAAACTTAATGGTATTCCTTTTATTTTGTTCTTTTCTATCTTAAATTTTAACTTTTCTCTCTTTTGAGAATAGAAATCACAAACTTCTCGTATTTTCTTTGAATAAAAAGGAATTATAATATCTAAATCATATGGATCGTTAAAATCTATATTAGAAAGAAATCTTTTTTCATCTAATGTGGAATATTTTAAAGTTATATCTTTTAATAAACTTAAATATCTTTCCTGAATAACATTATCAGTTTCTTCTTTTGTATTATTTTTGGTAATATTCCATTGCTTAATATAATCTACATACAAATCATTCGTTTGTAATGGAGAAAGATTGGCATTTATGTGTTTTAAAAAATCAAAAAACGAAAAAGGAGCCATTTTATCCAAATAGTCTTTTTCTTCAGTATCTGGATTTACTATGGAATTTATTGGTGTTATTTTCGAAAATACAAATGATTCCGACACAACAATTATTTAATGTTCTCGACACCTTTTACCAAACTATATACTATCATATCTTCTCGTATTTTATCCCATTCTCCTATAGAAGATACATATTCACTTACTGTTGTGCTCTCATCTGACCAATTTATAATGCCTTCTGTTTGTATAAAATTAGGTGTGGGAATATATTCGTAAAATAAGTAATATTTAGATATATCTTCTGGCTGATAAGTATCAGGAAGCTGTAACCCCCAACCCCAATATGGATGATATGTGCTTAATGCATAAGTTTTATTAACTAGATCAATAAAGTTTATATATTCTGTACTTAGTAACTTTGTATTTAATATAGTATAACTTTCACTAAACTTTTCATAAGCTATTATATCATTTCCTGAACTTAACGATGCAGTTAAAATAGTTGTCAATAAGTCTAGTTCTAATCCTTTATTATATCCGTATATAACTTCTCCTCCGTTTTTAATAATTTCTTGATTATAATATCCTCTATCATTAAAATTTTGTGTGAAATAATCACGACTTCCTTTTAGTTTGGAAAATGGTACTGAAAACATATCAACCAATCGTCCAACCTTAGCAGTAAAACTAAATTCTTCTCCTCCATAAGATTGAAATTCTTCTCCAAGCATTTCATACATAGATTTCAATGCTTTTACGTTACAAGAATCTATGCTATTAACATTACTACAAAAATTTGCTATTTTTTCATATACTGTCTTACCCAAATCTGTTGGTTCAGATGTTAACGTTCCCAAAGATTCTCCAATAAAATCAAATACTTTATCAGTTTCTAACAAATAATCTTGAAAACGATAAGAAAGTAATTGTTTTTTGGGATCAAAATTTTCATTTACTTTTCTAATGTCATATTTTCCTTCTTCTTCGTCATAAATTGAAAAATCATTACTATTTCCATTAACACTAACACTTTCTCTTAAAATGTGAGCATATTTGTTTATATGACGAAATCCATTCCAGTCTCCATAACCATTAATTTTATCTTGAATCCTCATTGGATCGAATGATCCCATATTTATTAAATCAATATAATTAGGTTCAAACCCATAAGTATCAATATCTGCATTAAAATAATGTAATCTTCTATTAACATTATCAATAACTAAAATATTATTATCTGTTGTAGCAGCAATACCTTCTAAATCACTTATATAATTAGTTGATAAAGGAGAAGAATTTGAATTTAAATAAAAATTATTAAATGTATCAAAATTTGTATTAATTCTTGCCACTTCATTTCTGTTTCTTGTAGCCCAAATATTTTGATTACCATCTAATGTTATATTCCATAAACTTCCGCTTATAGGATAATAGGTAACATCAGATCCATCACTACTTATTTTAACAATTTGATCGTTTTTTGAAGATAAAACTTTCGAATTTGTAGTGTTATCTTTAATAATACACCAAGCATTTCCATCTAAATCTGTTATTAATTCAGTATTTTGATAATTTGGAGAAAATACTTTACAAAATAAAAAATTTCCTTCAGTATCATACTTTTCTACGAATGCTGAAAGTTGATTAGAATAAGAAACCCATACATTATTATTCTTATCAGTATCTACTGAAGCAGGAGTAACAGTGTTTTCGAAATTTACAACCCTGTTTGATAAAGAAGGAACAATAACTTTGTCAACTAAATTTGATATATTATTAATTCTAATTGTACTTACAGAATCATAAAGAGTTACCCACACATTTCCAAATTTATCACTACAAATATTCGAGGGAGAAGAATTTGCTGGTATATCAAAATTATCATACACAACTGTCATTGTGCTTGGTATTAATTTTACAATTTTTTCGCGATCTCCATCAACCACCCATGCATAAGATTCTTCTGAAGCATCTGGACGACGTTTAGAAGTAATACAAGAAGAATATATACCAGATAAACCGGGAATATTATATATTTTATCTTCTAATGTTTTTTTAGTTTTATCTGTTGGATCAATTTGAACAGTTATATTATGAACTTTTTCAAATTGTGGTTGTCCTATAATTCCATAAGAAGTATTTACAAGATATAATTCTTCTCTTGGAAAAGAAACAGTTGCATATATATGAACGTTTTCTACTTTATCTGGACAAATCAAATATCCTTTAAAATATCCTCCTAAAGTTTCAGATGATAATACTCCATAATTAGAATAAAATTGAGCATTGGTAATTTTTTCATTTCTAGAATTTCTTAATTCTAAATATATTTCTCCTTCTTCAATATCTGAAGTTTGTTTCAAAGTAAATACAGGAGTATATTTTGAATTAGTTATTACGTTATCTTCATTGACATCTTTTACACGAGCAACAAAAGGAATCTTATGATTTATACTTTTTTGTGGATATATGTCAAATGTATGTATTCTATTACCATCTCCATCTTCGTCTATTCCATTAGAAGTGATTGTTAAATGACTCGGATTTAATTGTTGAATTAAAATAGAAAAAGAATTTGAATCGGAAACATTATTTAAAATAGAATATTTAGATTCTTGATAATCATCACTTATTTTAAATTTAGATGTATCAAATGATGCAAAAACAGTAGATGCTAAAACTTCATACACGTTTTCAACCATTTTAGGAATATCATCTATGTAATAAAAAACTTTTTTCCCAGATGTTCCGACAAAACAAGATCCTTTGTCGTTTTTATCGCAAAACACCAATTCATTATTAAATAATTTAACATATAATTCTGTATTATAATCTGTTACTAATGAATTAACTGGAGTTCTTTCTTCTTTTTCAGATATAGGATTATAAACATTTGTTTCAAACCTAGCAGATGGTTTCAAGTGTCCCCATTTATCTTTATCATATTTTTGTTTATCTAAAAGTGGCGCGGTATTTCCACTAACATGCAAATTTATAGTGTATCCATAACTAGAAAGAACAGGATAACTTTGCCAGCTATTAAAACGATAAATAACAAATGGATTTTGTAATGTTCCTGCTTCTGTTTTGTTGTTAAAACCAGACAAAACCAAAGTGTCTGAAACAAAATCCTTAACTAAAATAGATTGGGAAAAAGAAGATTCGTATCCATTTCCGTTTTTCCCCAAAACATAACATTTCACATTGTACCATGCAGGATATTTGAAATTATGTACCGCTGTTATTGATTCAGATGTGGTTCCGTCACCAAACTCCCACAAAATTCTATAATTAGAATAATCCACACTAGTTCCATCATCAAATATTGGAATAAACGTGAATGGAGTAATAGGTAACGTATAACCACTAGTAGTATACGTTCCTGTGTGATCTAATGTATGAAAATATATGTATCTAGAATCATCCATTTTAGATTACCTCTATTTTGTTTATTAAATTAGACATTTCATAAAAGAAAGGAAATTGAAAAAACTTTAATGTAATATTTTGCCCTAAAGAAGTAACAGGTGAACTACTATATAAAGGATTCCAATAAACAAAATTTAATTTGGAAACTTTATATTCAAACGAATCTACTGTTCTTACTGTTTCTAATGTTTTAACACCAATTAAATTTAATATATTAAAACTTAATTCGGACAAATCCATAAATTTACCTAATTCATTATTACTTTGTAAAAAGAAATCTGTTATATAAGAAGCAACAGAACTTTTAATTTGTTCTTTTGAGATAATCTGATTAGGATCTCTAGTTATTCTTATTTTAGTTTCATTTCTTATATCAGATGTTACAGTTGTTTCTGATAAAGTTGGCAATCCAATATCAAATGCAATATAAACTGGATCAGAAACGACAATATTTTGATTTACCATTTTAACTTCATTTATTTTATTAATGATAGCTTGCTTTTGTGAAAAAAACAAATCAACTGGAGTAGTTTCATTCACTATAGCTCCTAATCTCGGCACACAAAATAAATACACATTATTAAAATCACATGCATCATTAAATGATACTTGATTGAATAGTAATTTATCATCTAAATTAGGACGCTCTAATCCTAATTCATAAAAATAATTCAAATATTGTGAAGTATAATCTTTATTTGAGACCGCTTTAACGCTTCCAATTATATTAGAAAAGTTTTTATCTACAAAAGATTCGTAATCATATGTAGTAACTGCACGATTTTGAGCAGAAAATATCAAAGGTGCGTTTTTTCTAATGTTTTCTACTGTTTCTATATAAGTAGGGGGAACTGATTCGTATGAATTATCAAATTTTAATTTTAAAATATCACTAGCAGTAATATAATTAAAATTTTCATTTTTTATATTATTAAAAATTTCGGAAAACAATGGAGTATTAAATAATATCATTTTTCCTGCTTTAGATGCATTTGTTCCTACAATTCCACGTCTTCCGTCACTTTCTAAATAATATATAGAAACGTAATCCCCCACATTTAATTTTTTACCATTAATATCATTTCCAAATTTAATTTCATAGTGACCATACTCGTTAAGCCTTTTTTCAAACACTTTTGAAATACTATTAGCAATATATAATGTGTTAACTTCTTTCCATTCCGTCCACTTTTGCGTATTTATATCTTTTACAAATACAAATAAATTATTATAATCCACCATCTTATAAGATACATCTCCGGAATAATCTATGTTAACGGTGAATTGTTCAAAATTCTCTCCAATTCCTACATAAATTGGATATTCCCTAAAAGTTCCTTGATATAAAAGATTATTTGATCCTATTGAATCTATAGATTCTTCTGAAGTTGTTGATTTTTGAAAATTAATATCTGTATTAAATGAATAAGAAACATTTCCCAACATGATATTAGAAAATCTAGGTATTGTATATGAATACCCTGAAGGCAATGATGATTCTGCACTAACAGAAACATTTAAACTAGCCGTACAATTTCCAGTTGGCTTATATCCTATTAACGATACAATTTTATTCATGTTTTCAAACAATTCAGCTTGCGAAAACGTGGAATCTGAAGCAGTCTGATTGAGATAAAAAAGTAAAACGTGGTATGAATATGCAATAACATCAACCAATCCATTTATGTTACTTCCTTCGTAATCTATATCAGGAAACAAACCACTATTTTTTAAACGATTAGTTATTAATTGCTTTAAACTAACCGCATCAAATGCTGCATAAGCATTTCTTGGTAAATTAAATTCTGTAAAAGTTGAAGTACTCATGTTTAGTTCCTAAAAATATATCCATTACGGCTCAATGTACCAAATAAAGATATGTTATGTATATTTAGAGTTGGTACGTTATAGTAAATGTTTATGTCGAATTCATTCACATCTTCTAATATAGTTATGTTCACATTCACTATTCTAACTCTTGGTTCAAATCTAGCAACTTGTGAATATATCTCATCTCTTATATATTTTGCTACATCCACTGTAGCCGGAACAAATAAATATTGTTTAAAATCCAAACCATATTCTGGATTCAATATCTTTTCTCCCGGTGTTGTAGTAAAAAGATTATATAAAGAATTTTTAACTGCATCTATATCGTAATCTACTTGAAAATCATTTATTTCGCGATTTTCAAACAAATTAGAAGATATATTATACTTTTCTTGTAAATCTAGATGAAGATCAGCATATAAATAAGTCTTACCACTGTTAGTTTTTTGTGGTAATCTATTTAATATTATCTTTCCCATTAAAATATTTAATGAACTGACTAAATATTCTTATGGAAAAAAAGTTTATTAAACTTATAGAAACAACAATTACCCGTGTTACTCGTGGAGGGTTTCTTTTGGGTGATTATGTTAAATTTGTAAAGAACTATAAATCCAAACCAGAATACAAAAGCTTGAATGATTCAGTAAAAGAAGCTATTGATGATCTAGCTAAATCAAAATTAAATGTACGTGTTGTAGGAATCAACGATAAACAACCCCTGAGATACCCCGGTAATGCCGATTTAATGACCGGAGAAGTAGTTTTAGCTCTTGCTGAAGATCAAGGAGGAGGCAGAACTCATGGAAACGTATTTGTTCCTTCTTGTTTGTGTAAAGTAGTAGATCACTACCCAAATCAAGCTCCATTTCCTGATGAATGGACTTATGATAACAAAGAAATTCATAAACCAGTGGAAGTTAAACCAGTAGATGGTGGTTCTTCTGGTATTACTTACGAATTACCAAAAACAGATACAAAAATTAAACCGTCTTCTTCAAAGAAAAAGACGGTTACTAAAGAATCCTATACTTCTGATTACTTATCAGGTATGGAAAATCTTCGATAAGGTAACCATACACACAAAAGCATTGATTTCGACATCCATCACGAATGAATGTCTATCCATGTGATGTCCGATAGTCATAATTGCTTCTTTTTTCTTGAAAGAATCAATGGTTTTAGTGTAAACCAAGTTCAAAAGATTCTTTAATAGATTGTGATAATCAGCTTGGAATACGTTTTCGTTTCTAATTACGTATTCTCTAAAGTCTAAATCATCATTATTCTTAATTTTATCGAATAATTCGTCTACAAATTCATCTGGTAATGAAGTATCTCTAATATTAAGAGTTCCTGATATACTATACTTCTGTAATTCGTTAAGAATTTTTCTGAAATCTGGAAAATTATTCCTGATTAATGTTTGAAATAATTCAAATTGCTCTTTTGGAATCTTAACTTTCTCTTTTGCTAAGATTTTAGCACAATGTTTAGCTACATCGTTGATGTTATGTTCGAAATTTACAGATTGGCATCTACTTTGAATTGGAGAAATGATTTTATGCTTGTAGTTTGCAGTTAAAATAAACCTAGTATTATGCGCAAAGTCTTCCATTACATTACGTAATGCCCGTCCAAACTCTACTGAGGCGGAGTCGTTTTCTTCCAATATAACAACTTTTATGTTGCCATCCATAGATTTAGTTTGAGAAAAACCTATAATCTTGTGACGAACAGTATCAATACCATTTTCATCAGAAGAATTGATATACAAATAATCACATTTTAATATATCATTTACAATAATCTTTGCTATACTGCTCTTCCCCGTACCCGGTTTTCCGGCAAACAAAAGATGAGGAATGTCTTTCTTTTGCCTAAAGGATTCTAACAAATCTCGCATTTCATCAGAAATGCAAAGATCTTCTACTGTTTTTGGGCGGTATTTTTCACACCACAAGCTAGAAAAGTCCATATATTTTATCGTCCAGAAGAACCAAATCCTTTATCGCCACGTGAGGTAACATCTTTACTCTCTGCCCAGCAAGTTTCTGGTTCGATCAGTTTATATACAGCAAGTTGTGCAATCCTATCTCCCTTTTTAACATTATAATCAATCTGAGTATTGTTTATTAAAGAAATGCCCAATTTTCCACGATACGAGCAATCGATGACCCCGAAAAAACTTGTAATACCATATTTAAAATACATTCCAGATCTTGATTCTACTCGAATCCAATAACCCGGTGTAATAAATCCAATATCTAAACCAATAGGTACATTTGCCGTACCATTTGCGGGGATTAAAGCATCTTCTACCGCATAAACATCATATCCAGTGTCTCCAGTAAGAGGTTCTTTGTTATTTCTTTCAGGAAGACGAGCATCTTCGTGAGTCTTTACAAAACAGATCTTAATATTTTCCATAATTTGACTATAACCTAGTTTTTCAGTTGAACGCAAGTAAAAAATGTCTAAATATAGACATGTCTGACGATACAGAACTAGATGATACAGTAAATTCTCTCTTAAATCAACTTAAAACTGTGCCGACTGTTGCTAAAAAGGCAAAAGAAATTTCTTCTGGAGACAACATTTCTAGAGAAAGTTTAGAGAAGTTCGTCGTACAATACGCTAGTAGATTAGTAGAAAATGCCACAGAATCTGTAGAATACATCAAAGACAACGTTCAAGCTGCTCCCACAGCAGAAGATGTGGTTTCTCTTTCTGAACTTATTAAGTCCACAGCAGGAGCCATTGAAATATTAAACAAGATCGCAATAAACAAAGAAAAGCTTGAAAATTCTGTCAAGATCAAAGAAATGGATATAAATAGTAAACGCGAAGAATTAGAAGTCAAGACAAATGTATTTCTAGCTTCACGAGAAGATGTTTTAAAACAACTTATTAATAAAACAAAAGTAATCGAATCTACTACAGAAGAAATCTAAACTTTCTTAACTGGATTTGGATTTTTCCAAGCTGCTGTTCCTTTTGTACAGCCCGGATGAGTTACAAATGAATCGTAAATAGTTTCATTAGCATCCCATTTTACGTATTTAATATATTCCGTGTCCATTAATCGTTTATAATTACTATCAGAATTATATCTTACACGTTCCCAATCATTTCTACATAAAAACATTGGGGCATATTGAGATGCTTCTTGAACATTCCATTTATCTGGTGGTTCTTTTGTATCAGCTATTTGAATACTTAACTTTAATTGATCGCTTCTACCTGCTAACTTACTCTTAAAAGAATTATTTGGAACAAATTCATCTATTAAAAATTTATATTTAGATTTTAATAATCCGCTTCCAGATTGATCTGCTACTTTTCTGCGTTCTATCCATGTATTTCCTCCTTTGTCTGTACAAGTAATAATAAGAACATCTCCTTTTTTAACCATTCCGCTATTTAACGTTTCTGGAGCTACTGCTATGCTCTTCAAAGGAACCAACATATTTCCTGTATTTCCGTAACCTTTTTCTGATCCTGTATCTGGACATTCGTCCATTATATAACCATATTTGGTTAATTTAACTTCTCCAAAATTAAAATCGTATTTTTTCCCATTAGTTGGAGGAGTTTCGGTTCCAGCACCAGCAGCTTCCACTAAATTACCAGTTTGTGCACTGCCACCTGTGATAACTTGTTCAGCCCCTTTTGAAGGGCCGTCATATGTATCATATTTTGGTGCTTTAGGAGAATCATCATATGTTCGATATTCTGGAGTTTTAGGAATATCTAAAGTATTTCTATATGTTGTTTCTGCTGCATATTGTGCAGGTGCTAAACTTCCTAAAATATCTACTAATGATTTAACATTCCCATTTTTAACTCCTACATATTTTCGTTTAGCATATGCAGAATTCATTATTGGATCATATGCATTAAATCGTACTGCATTAGTATACATACGATAACAGTCTCCTAATTGTCTCTGAATTTTTGATTGAATTTGTGAATGAACAGTAGATGTCGTAAAATAACTTTGTGTATCGCCTGTTAATGGCATTCTGAAATATTCACTGTCTGGAGTTTTACCAGAACTCACTCCGCTTTTTACTCTTTCTCTGTCTTCTTTAGAAAAAAATGGTTTAACTCCATCTCTGTATAAATTTTGAGTTAATATTTTAAGTTTAAAAAATTCTGTTCTTACTTGTGGTTTAATTTTGTTTAATACAGTAGTACTAATGTTTGTAGGAGCATGTAATAGATCATCTCCTGCTTGTGCTAAAATAGACGCACTATCACTAAGTGCTCTTCCAAAATCTCCAAGAGTTCCAATAGTAGTAGAAGGTGGTTTAAAATAATTACAAGGAGCTTTACATCCTCTCATAAGATTAGCTAACTTATCTAAAAAATTAGAATCGTTTTGCATTGGACGATTATTAATGACAATCGGATCTACATTGAAATTAGATATTGAATAATTATTGTCTGATACGTATTTAAAACATTCTTCTACTTCAGCTTTTACTGTGTTTGAATAATACTCTGGATATGTGTTAACTTTTCTAACAAAAAAATTAATTGTTTGTACGTCTAAATCTGGAGCATTTAATAAAAAATTCTTTGTAAATTTTCTAAGACTTGCCATTGGATTAGAAGATTTTTTAACATTTTTCCATTCATACATTAATTCTACTTCTTGTGGAAAGGAACTCACAAATTCACAATAATTTGTATTTTTTTCCAAAAACGATGGATCAGGTCCAATTGATATTGCTTCTAGAAATTCTGGAAATGTATTTCTGTAAAATAACATATTATGCTCCTTGTTTCAAAAAATCCGTTAAACTCATAGAATCCGTTTCATTACCATCAGACAATCTGTATGGTTTTATAGTTTCTATTTCGTTATTATATGTATCAAACTCAAAAACATGTTTAACTGATGTCACTAAATGTCTTCCTAAATTATTTAGATCCCATTTAGTAGCAACAAATCTTCCATTTTTGTTTTCCGCAGTTTTTACTACATCCATAAATGATAATGTTTTTCTATGAGTTTTTCCTATTAATTTATATTGATAAACATTATTTAAATATAATAAAGAAGCCATTTTTTGATTTAAATATTTCTTTTCATCTAAAGCAGGAGGAAGTATTCCTTTATTTGTATCAAAATTATTCTTTTTATTTGGATTTGGATAAAAATTTGGAAAAACTTCTAATTTAGTGTTATCACTATTATTAAAATTATCTTTAAATGGTTTGACAAACAAATCATAAAAAGTTTTCATAAATGTTTCACTGTTTAATGTGGTTAAATCAAATACCATTGATTTATATCCTCTTGAACTAGATAAAATTCCACTATTTCCTGCTAAATCTACGTTATACTTACAAGTTGGAGAATCCACATAATATTCAATTATTCTAGATTCTTCAAAAGTAACTGGAAACATTTCCCATTTTATTGCTGGATTTTCATTTTTAACTTTTCCCAAAGAAAATTCATTTTGACTCGGAGAAGGAAATTTTAATGTTTCCATTACATATTTTTTATGATTCTCAAATAAATTTTTTAAAGATATCAGCATGAATTTTTTCTGATATCTATCAAATTGAAGAACACACGGAGATTTCTTATACGAATGAAAAGACAAAACATAATTTAATACTTCCATATATGACATAGCTCCATATGGATTTATTGTCACTGTTACGTCACTTTCTTCATCAAAAACTTTTTCTTTTGTTAAAGAATCAATATAAAAAAGTTCATCTGTTACTTTATTATCATTATAAACTGAATATAATATAGATTTTATTACTTCTCCGGTTGGTTTTGCATTACCTCCATTAGTTTCCATGTAGTTTCCGCCTAATGCTCCTGCTTTTTGTAAAGCAAATATATTAAAAATATTCTCAGATAACATATATTGGGAATATTCAACTAATGTTAATTTTTTACAAATAGTTTTGTTAAAAATAATATCTACACTTTCAGTTACTACGAAATTAAATTTTAAACCTACGTGTTCTTTGTTTTTTTCATTTGCGGTATCTTTATCGAAATCTCCATTAAATGCAGGTACGATTTCTATATCAACAATGTCACGTCCATTTCCTAAAAATACATAAGGATTTGGTGATTTCTCTATAACAGTGGCATCGTTTGATATGACCATTACACCTTGATGAAAAGGATTGAACATATTATCTTCGATAGTTAAATGAATTACTGAATTTTTTTGTAAGAAAACACAA